GCTTGGCACACTAAGTTTAATAAAATGGTATAATCTAATCAGTTCTCAAAAACTGCTCGACAAAACCTGTGGGGGAGGAAAAACCAGCCGTAAAAAGCTGGTTTTTCTTTGTTTATAGGTTCAAAATATACTTATAACTATTTCAGTGTAATATTTTTAATATCTTATATATCGTAAAAATATATTATTACAAGGCTTTCTAGATTACAATTGAGGTTTTTATATGTTTAAAGCAATGCCAGAAGATTTAAAGATGGGTGATTATGTTTCTTGGGGTACTTCTGCTTCTGATGCAAGAGGTAAAATAGTTGATATTAGAACTGACGGTGAAGTGCAGTCTAGTATTTCTGACTATACCTTAACAGGAACAGCTGATGACCCTGTCTATGTGATTAAACTTGTCCAAACAAATCAAGATGGCAAAGATGTTTTAACAGAGCAAACAGTAATCCATAGAGCTGATGCATTAAGAGTTATTCCAGACCCTATCAAATCAATGAAAACTTTTTACTCATCACAAATTAAAGCCAAAGAAAATGGTGTTGTTGAGGGTTATTTAGTTCGTTTTGGTAATCCTAATGACACTGATTTAGAAAAAGATTACTTCACTAAAAATACAGACTTTGGATTTGAATTTGATAAGGGTGAAAGTCATAAGCTTGGTCTTTACTATAACCACGGAATGGATAAAACGCTTGGTACTAAAAAGATTGGTTATGGCGAAGTAATGATGGATGATAAAGGTCTTTGGTACTCAGCTCAATTAAATATGGCTGATGAATATGCCAAGATGATTTATGACATGGCAAAACAAGGAAAGATTGGTTTCTCTTCTGGTTCTGCCTCACATATGGTTGAAAGAGAAATGATGGGCAAGGCTTATGAAATTAAAAGATGGGCACTTGCAGAAGCATCATTAACACCTACACCTGCTGAATCAAGAAATATGGTTGAAGCAAAGAGATATTTTGATGAACAGGGAAGATTTGTTGACTATACCGAAAAGGAAAAAAGAGAAATGTCAAAGAAATCTGAAGACGAATATGAATCAGAAGGTGAAAATGTAGACGATATGGTGGAAGGATTAATGATGATTAATGCTACACCAGAAGAAATTGCTTCTACTATTTACGATGGTGTTGAAGAAGATTTAGTTGCTGATTCAATTCACTGCCTCTACAAGCGAATGATAGAGGGTGTTTTAGGTGTGATTGAGTCTAATGGTGATATTGCTACTATTAATGCAGTAGTTCAAGGTTTTCACGACAGAGTTTTAATGGTTGCAGATAAGTATGTTGCAATGCCAGATGCTCAAATGTCTATGGAAATGGAAGCAATGAAGGGTATAGTTGCTAAATCACCTGAAAATATTAAACAATGTGAAAGAGCCTTGCGTGATGCTATGGACCTTTCTCGCAGCCAAGCTAAGGGTTTGGCAAAATTGGTTTGGTCTCATTTGCGTGATGTAGATGATATTCAAGAACCAGAAATTAAAAAAACAATTGATATTGATAAAGAGGCTGAAAGAAATGCATTACTTACAGCAGCTTTGAAATATTTAATTTAAGTCGAAGTACAAGACTAAGGTAAAAAAAAATGACACTTGAAGAAATCCAAGCCAAAATCAAAGACAATGCGATTAAGGCTACTGAAATTCTAGAGCTTGAAAATGCAGATACAGTTGCAGCTAAAGCTCTAATCGAAGAAAACAAAGCATTGGAAGAAAAAGCAGAGATGATTAAAGCTCTTGCACAAGTTCCTACTGCTACTCCAGATAACGTAGAGGTTAAAAAAATGTCCGATATTATCATTCCTAGCTCTTCATCTTTTAAAAATGTTAAGGGCTTTTCACCAGATTCCCGTGCAGAAAAAGAAAAGATGGGTTATGCTTTTGGTCAGTTGGCTAAGATGGTTGGCCGTGGTGACAAAAAAGCTCATCAGTGGTTGGTCGAAAATGGTTTTTACACCAAGGGTCAGAACGAAACAACCGATGCAGACGGTGGATATTTAGTTCCACAGATTCTTGCAAGAGAAGTTATTTTCTTGCGTGACCAATATGGTGTTATGAGACAAAATGCTCGTGTCATGGGTATGTCAAGCGATAACTTGAACGTTCCAAAGAACACTGCTTCAACAACTGCTTACTGGCCAGCTGAAAACACCAACATCACTGCATCACAGGTAACTTTTGCAAACGTTCAAATCCTTGCTAAGAAGCTTGCTATTCTTACACAAGTATCTTCAGAACTTCAAGAAGACTCCATTGTTGATGTCGGTGCTACATTGGCACAAGATATGGCATATGTAATGGCATACAATGAAGACCTTGCAACCTTCTTAGGTGATGGTACTTCCACTTATGGTGGTATTACTGGTGTTGTTCCACAGATTGCTGGTGTTAACGGTGGTGCTAACGCAGGTTGGATTTACACTGGTGCTGACGTAACTGGTGGTTGGAATGCAACTACTCTTGCAGACCTTCGCAAACTTACTGCAGCTATTCCTCAGTATGCAGATAGACCAGGCGAGTGTGCATTCTATATGAACCGTGCATTCTTCCAACAGGTTGTCTGCAATGACCTGGATGCTTTAAGCGGCAACGGCTTCTTTGACCTTACTGCAGCTCCAGGACCTAACCCAACATTGTTTGGTTATCCTGTCATCTACACTCAGGTATTAAGCCAAGACCCAACACCTGCAGCTGACACTGCTCTTGCACTCTTTGGTAATATGTCCACTGGTGCTATTATGGGTTCCAGACGTGACCTTAGAATTCAAGTATCTGACCAAGCTGGTTTCATTAGTGATTCCCTCTTCTTCCGAGCTACCGAGCGCTTTGGGTTCAAATATCACGATTTACCAACAGCATCCGTTTGTGGAAGTATTGCGGTGCTTGTCGCCAACAATTAATAGTATCATTACTATTGGAGAAAGACCAGAGAAATCTGGTCTTTTTTTTTCTTATCTTTAATGTCGTAAAATATAATAGATATAATTCGAGGATTTAAACTATGCCATTGTCAAGATTACAAGCGATTAAAAAACTAAGTTGGATGGTACAAGCTGATGCATATCCTGAGCTTGATTCTAACGCACTTGGAGAATTAATTGATGAGCATAAAAGATTTGGTTCTTGGACAGCTTCTCAAACTTATAGTGTCGGAGACCAAATTGTTCCTACAGTTCCTAATGGACGTGTGTATCAGTGTTATATTGCTGGCACTTCTGGTACTGTTGAGCCTAGTTTTCCTGAAATTAATTATGCTGTTGGACAAAACTTTCAAGATGGCGTAGTTCCAGCAGATGGCAATCCTTTAACTTGGCGTGATAGTGGTTTCATACAACAAGAAATCTATGATGTTAGAGCTTCCGCCAGAGAAGGTTGGATGCGGAAAGCCTCTATTGCCGCTAATCTTTTAAATACAGATGATGGTGCAACAAAGGTAGACCTCAATAGATTAATCGAAAATTGCCATGCTCAAGCTGCTAAATTCAGGTCATTTGGGATACTTTAATGCCTACTCCAACTAGTTTATTAAATACACTAAGAGCAGCATCTAGTTTTTATATGATGTCTGATTTAGTACAAGTTTTAAGGACTGAATCTTGGACTGACGAGTATGGTGGTGTTTATTCAGATTACACTATAGTTGCCACAGTTAAAGCTAGATTAACACATAGACAATATCAGGAAGAACCTTTAGGTGGTGGAATTACAAATAAGGATGAATATTATTTTATATTTCCAGATGTTATAGATGTTAGGTTTGAAGATAGATTACAAATAGTTAATGATGCTAATCCTACTCGTTATTTCCTTGTTGTTGGTGTTGATGATGTAATTACACAAGGAATTTTTAAGACTGCTAAAGTAGAGGTTAATTACAACTAATGGAAAACATCAACTGGGCTGAAATAATAGTATTTTTCTTATCTAATGCAGTTTTACTTGTTACTGGATACGTCAATATGCAAATTAAGATAAGTAATTTAGATATTAAACTTCAGAACTTTGATAAATCTATGGAAAAGTTAGTCAATAAAGTTGATACATTAGACAAGCATCAACTAGAAATACACACAAATTTAACGAGATTAGAGACTCGGTTTGAAATGTTAGAGAGGGAGCAAAGATAATGGCGATTCCAACAGGTGGTTTACTTTCAGAAATTGACTTTTTAAATCCTGCTTGTTTTACTAATGGTGGAACTGCAGTAAATGACCTTAGTGGAAATGCT